GCCACCTCGACTAGCTTCAATGCCATAGCATCACCAGTTTTTATTAAAATATCTGCTTCAATTCCGTTCTTTACAAAATCACGAAAATCTATTTTGTGACGTTTACAAAAATCTCTAACGCCAGGAATTAAACAATACCCAAGCTCGCAAGCATACTCAGCTTTAACCAGCATAAACTTTTTCCTTTCTAAAATCGCCGTACCAGCCTGTATTTAATTCTTCAATGATAACACGGCCTACAGGTATACCAATTTGACGACCAGCGCCAGCAGTAGGAAAGCCTAAGTCCTCGTTACCTGTCTCTGCAGGTGGTGGGTTTTTAGGAATATTTGCGTATGTGTAGGCTGTAAAAGCTAAAAATAAAATTAGTAAAATCATTCGAATACATTAACTCCCGCCATAGGGTTTTTTTCAGGATAAAAAGGTTGGCCACCATAATTTATGCTGTTGTTAAATTTCTCATCACAAGTGGAAAGTAATTTATCGCAACCAGGATAAACTCTCACATCAGCGCCACCCGTAATACCAGAAAACGGCAAATCTAAATCAAAAACATTATTAATCTGAGAAAGAATAAAACGTTGCTGGAAAATAGAGCCATCATCCCATTCAACAAAACCACCAGAAAAATATCTATCATCTTGGCTGATATTTGACAAAACCAAATCATTACCGTTGACAGCAATCACGTTTGAATCAACACGATAGCTAGCAGAAGTTACGCCGCAATCTGTTTCATACAACATATAAGGACAACTGGTGGCGAATTTTCTAATATTAGATAAATTGCGTGTTGCAGAAGCAATGGAACTACAAGTAACTTCAGCAATATTTTCTAAAAATTTAACATTAGTTACTATCCCATTGAATAGAGGGTAAGGCTCTAAATCAGGGTCATTTTCATAATAAGCAACAAGATTATACATGATCTGTTTGGCGGGCGGCGCACCTCTAAACAGATCGAGAAATTCAGCGTTTAAATCAACATTAATTATGATTGTGTTTTTTGATATTTTGTCAGAGGTTTTTATTTTACCGCGCTTGATAATGATTTTTTCATAATCAATGAGTTGAAAATTTTTGTCTTCATCAGCACTAGTATAGCGCCAAAAATCACCCGTTGTGCTAAATGTGTGCAGCTCAATTGGTGTTCCACCCTGTCTATCGGTTGCTATATATGTCATAATGTCACCGTTGATGTGGTTGACTGAACCACTCGACCCTCGCCCCAACGTAAATCTACTGAGTCAGCATCAAGCCTACGCAGATCCAAATAACTAATTATATCTATATCGTTATAATCAATATTAATAGCCGAATCCAAAAGCAAAGTTTCGGTATTATCGGGATTTTGAATTGTGTCTACTATCTCTCTAAGCAGATAAGCACCGTTAGTTTGTTTTATTGCTATGTTATTTCTCAATGATGAATATTGAGAATATAAATTAGATTGTACAATGATACTATCAACTATCAAGTCACTACCAGCGGGAATAAAATCGGCTTCAAAAGTAGGCACCCAAAATGCAGAGAATTTTCCTGATCTTCTCTGTATGAATTTTCTATACTCCCATATATCCTCGTTGGTATCTAACAAAACGGTTTTATTTCTTTTGATCTTCGGTCTATCCCAAGGCGAACGGAAAGCAATATCGCCAGTTTTATAATCGACAATATCCATTTTTATTTCAAAATCATCATTAAGATATTCGCCATCAATTAAAAACTCATCAAAATAAACATCATGATCTTTATATTGTTGTATAGAGTCGCTGTCATCTACGGCTTGATTTTCAGTAACTTGGTAACGAATTTCTAAATAACCATTATAGCCATTGGTCTTTCTAGTGGGCGAGCCTTTAATAATACCAATACGAACAGGAGCCAAAACAGGATTAACAAAACCCGTTCCGATGGGACGAGTTAAATTAACAACACCATTGTCTATTGTTGATATTTCAATAATCGATGAGTTTTGATGATCGTAAACAAAAACCAAACCGTTTTCTCTAAAATCATAATAATCAGTGTTTGCAGGTATTGCCGTATCAGTTGCCAAAATATCACCAACTAATTGTGACTCATGCCATAAGGGTATGGCCCACTGACGCTGAATCCAGCCATATAGCAGATTCTGAGCATCAATCATGTTTTCTTTTTGAATCGGATACTCAACTGAAATAAATTGACGGGGGTTTTTTCTTAATCGGCTTCTAACTTCATCTGCGTTATTGCTTTGAATAATAGAGGTATACCATTCGAAAGTCTCCCTAGCACCAGCGGAATATTGATAAGGGAAATTAACGATTCTTTGGCCGACGATTGGCAAGGTGTAATCGTCTTCAGATCCAGAGAAATTAAAAAACAAACTCGCATTAATTTCACCAGGGCCATTGGTTAACGCGGTTATTGGGTAGGCAACCTCTTCTAAAGGCGCAAAGTCTCGCGGTAAAGCGCCTTGATCTAACTCAATACCGTCGGTGTTTGTTTCTTGGATATTTTGTAATGTTTTTGTCTCGTTATAAGCGCTGAAAACACGTATTGTTCGTTGTTGATCGCTAACTAAATTGCCCAAATCTAAAGCAGACGGTATAAAGTGCATTCTGTCAAAAAAATCAACACTATAACTATGCATTTGGCTAGAAACAAAGCTTTTATTAAAAAAACTTACGGGCGCATTTTCTGTAACAGCAACAGAATCGTTGTTATCAAAATTAATTAAGTCTTTGTTAAACCCGACATAAGGCGTTTTATCATCTAATCTAACCTCGAAGTTAGGAGATAAATTGTCAAAGCCTTCGTAAGAATTGGTAACAAAAACAGGCATAATCAATCAACCCGTAAATATGAGATAGCGTGCTGACTGGAATTGCCGCCTTTCTGCCACCATGGAAAAACTTTCCAGGTATCAGAGCCTAGATTAAATTCTTCTCCAGGTTGGTAAAGATCCATTCTCAAACGTCGCATTCCAGGAATAGCACCTATGGGCATCAAGAATTGACCCTGGGAATTATAAGAAACAATGATCGGCGTTTGTATCGCTCGACCACCGACGTTATTAAAACCTAATGCCGCAATTACATCTTCGTGACCACCACCTTGAACAGCTTCCCCCGTTTTTGATGATCCAGATGTGTTCGCCGAACACGCCCAACCATCGTAAGCAGGAGTTTGCACGCGCACATAAGATGCCGAGGACAAATAGCTAATATTACTACCTATAAATTCAGCCCCCCGAAAAGGCACCATCTCAAAAGAATTTGTTTGATCACTCACACCACGACTATAATAAGTATCTCTATCAACGTCATGTATTGATGTTGTAGCATAGTAAAATCGACCATCGCCACCAGGATTGCCATATGTGTCGAGTTTGCCAAATCCCAAACGCTGATAAACGTTAGATCGGTATTCAAGCTCTAAATAATCACACTCATTATCAGGTGAAAACAAATGATAAGAAGGATAAGGGCCAGGGTCGAAAACATGCGAAAGCAAAGGCCGATTTAGTCTATATGGAGTTCCTATTTGATCATACCATTCAGCACCGGATGAATAGCCATCAGATCCAATGATGCAAACGCCAGAATAAACCCCCGAAACACCATCTCTATTTTTTGGTATTGATTGAAAAAAATCAAAATTGTCAGTGCTATCCTCAAAACTGGCTAAGTTAAAAAAACTTGAGCCTTTCGATAGACAAAGCTCATTGCCATTTGTATTAGAGCCTATGGATGTATTGTATCTATTTTGTGTATAGCCAATAGATAGAGCAAATGCTCGAATGGTATCTAAGAGTTGATGGGGGCCTGTAGCTGTTCCTGTTTGATACGCCATTAATCTAACCTCACTGCGCAAAATTCCCAAGCATCTAATCTATATGTATTTTGCAAAAGCACATAGTTATCCGCGCCAAATGTTGTTGTATCTTCAGTTGTCAAACCAAAAGCAGGAATATCAATTAATCCGTCGAATTCCCCGAAAACTATTTCATAGGGCGAGCGTTGAATTAATACTATTGGCCTTGGTAAATACCCACCCCCCAAACATTCACGGTAAGGAAGTTTCCTGGTGTCATCACCCACAGTAGTATTAGGCCAGACAGAGCGAACAGCGCCAGTAACAGGATAGTTAGGATGCGTCCCCTGAACGGTCATCTCTTCAATAGAATTAGTCGCAGAATTATTGAATGCTGTTCTATTTGAAAATCCGTACCATTGGCCATTCGGATCTAACAAATACAATGTTGATGATGCATTCTCCGTTGTTGCGGCGCCGTAAACAGTGGGACCAAAAAAAGCGGAATGGTCATTTTTATTTACATTAGAATAGCGCCATCTTGTACCGCGTACACTGGAATGTGGGCGCAATGAGCCACCAATTGCTAAGGGGTAAGGATATTCAGAGTTTGCCGCATACGTTTTGATAAAACCCATATAGCCGGATTCTATGTTGGTAGAAACTTTCGCATTAATAGATAAATAACGGCCATTAGCACTAAGCCAATAGTCCATCGGTTGATTCCAAAGTGGAATAGCATTTAATTCCAACTCATCCTCTGCCCCATAGCTATTTATTGCCCCAGGCTGCAAATGAAAAGAGGTTGAGGATTCAAAGCCAGTAAAACCATTTAAAAAGAAGTTATGCCAATCTGAAGCCACATCATATTCTGTACGAATACCTGTGAAAATTGCGTCTGTATTCGCGTTTCCTGGCGCCCTAAAGATAACCTCAGAGCCAAAATGATTAGCAATATCACCGTTGATGTCGAGTAATTGCAATGTCGTGATACTTAACCCAACACTAGCAGCACTATAAAAATCATCGACCAACAAACGCCAATACAAGTGCGAACCAGCAGAGGTAAAAGTGTATGTTCTTTCTTCTAGCTGTGTCCAAGAGGGTTCGTTGGTTGCTTGGTAAACGGTTGTCCAAGCGCTGCCATCATCAGAGTATTGTAATCTAAAGTCTTTTAAACATTTTGTAAGATCGGTATAGGGCGCACCAACGGTTAACGAAGTGACTTCTCTCGCCTGTCGCAATTGCATTGTTACATGAGTGCCGTTGTCGGTGGAGTTGTAAGAATATTTAGCTTGAGAAATAACATCTGTATTTAATGTGCGATTATCTTGCCGCATCAGTTTATAAATCGTAACTTCATCTAAATTTGCTGGGTTATTTTGAAAGAAATCAGTTGTAACCAAAGCAAGGTTATCACGTCGATTTCTTAATACCGTCCATGCTTGGCTCGGCGATTGAGACGTTAACCCCGTGTCGGTAGTCACAAAATTAATAATTCGTGTTAAAAAGTCCTCCATGTCTGTCGCTGTGCCTGTTTCGCTCGCCATCGTAACCTCTTTATCCTGAATTTAAAATAGTTTGATAAGTGCTGACATTTTTCTCAAATCTTTGAATATGAACCTCGTCATATTCATCACTACTTAAAAAGTTTTTCAACCCCTCATCATCAAAAACAAACGCCACTGCTACATTTGAACCACTACCACCGCCTTTATTCGGATCTCCTTTTCTAACCTGACTGGGTGTTGAAATGGCAACCTCTTCGTTAGGACTTGCCATAAATTGCACAAGCTGCGAATCAGGGCCACCAGAGCCACCGACAGTGAAAGAACCACCTGTCCTAAATCCTACTGGCTGGCTCTTGATCGCACTAATATTTTGTGCTGTTTGAACAGCAGAAAGCGCAGCTAGAGCAAAGTTG